CTGAAACGTTGTGATCGGCGACCAAGTGGCCAACAGCACGGGTGAACAAGCGGTCGTCGCCGCTCAGGTGTTCGGCCTGGTGGCGTTGCAGGTAGTGCGTTGCCGAGGATTTCAGTACGTCCTGGTAGTCCGGATGCGTGGTGCTCATGCTGCCACCCCCGCACGGGCCCGGTGCAGCGCGATCGCTGACAGGACCTCAGTATGGCGAGCGGACATGTGGGCTTCGTGGGCACGCATGATCTCCTCCGCTTCGGCACTGGAAATCGAGCCATCAGCCAAGGCCTTGGCAATCTCGAGGTCTACAGCTCCGCGCCTGGCAGAGGTGACCATCGACATGGTGTAGAGCTCGACGTTGTCCAGCACTTCGACGTCAGCGACCTTCACGAAAATTCCGCCGTACAGCGAGGCAATGAACTCCGGCAGGAACGTCGTATGCGCGGTCGTCTCCAGCTGGCAGAGCTGCAGGTCATTGAGCGGGCGGGCGTTGTTGTTTTCGTAAGCGTGGTTGTCGAACTTCTTGAGCTCGAGGCCGAGGTGGGCAGCAGCCTGGGCCCGGCCGCCCGGGTATGCGCGGATGATCGCGCTGACCACGGCTTTCCTTGTCTTGAGAACTGAGCGATTCATGTTCTGGTTCATCCCTAGTGGCCAGTTGCCTTACTCTTCAATCACGCCGTCTTTGATGCCCAACAGGACAGCTGCACGGTGTGCCTCCCCCCGGCGACCTTTGATACGACCGTTGAGAAGGTCGCTGACCAAATTTTTGTTCAGACGATTGATGCGGCTGAACTCCGCAATGCTCATTCCGCGTCGATCCAACTCCGCTCTCGCCTGCTCAGGCGTTGCCAGCACAGCTGGCTGCTGCGCTTGCTCCGGTATTACTAGGACGGGCATAGTGTTCACCTCTGTTTGTCTCTGTTTGTATGTGGTGATTCTTGGTCAAATATTTGGCCCCGTCAAGAGGGTTGGTGGACATTTAAATGTTAATTGCGGAAGGGGTGAGCGAGCGGCTCCGGGAAGAGCGTGACCGTAAGGGCCTCACTCAGCTTGAATTTGCGACTCTGGTCGGGGTCAGCCGCGGTACTCAAAAGAACTACGAACTTGGCGCAGCTGTAGGTGCGATGGACCTCAAGTATTTGGCTGCGCTGGAGGCTAACGGCATCGACGCAACCTATGTCTTGACCGGGCAGAGAACGATTGCAGCTGGCCTAACCGAAGAAGAATTCACCGTCCTGGAGCAGTACCGCGCCATCGTGGCTGAGGATCAGCGATCTATCCGGCGGTTCTTGAAAGCGATGATTGCTGATGCTGGCCAGTAAACGGGGATCCACTCGTCGCGCTCCCGTGTAAGCATTCTTTCTGCCCGGTTAACTGCAAATTCACATTGCATATCAAGGAGTTAGCAAATGTTGAATTTGGCAGTAGCTGAGCAGGATTGCGCTGAACTGGTGGACTTCGATTGGTCCTGTTTGAGCGAAAACGAACGGCGGTTGATTCGCCTATTTCGCCAGATGGCCGAGCTGGAACAACGTCAGATCAGGCGCTTGATTGACCAGTTGGCCAATGACCCGGACGACACGGAATCCTGAGTCATCCAAACAAAACCGCCGACCAATCGGTCGGCGGTTCTTATCAGGCCGCGGGCCTGCTCATGTGCTCGAACAGTTCCCTCTGTTGCTCTGCCGGAAGGCTCCTGAAGCGATCCAGGATCAAAGTATCCAGCTGCTGAGCTGATGGGCGCAGCGTGTGTGAGAACGTCAGCTCAGATACCCATGTATGGCCGCACTTGGCATCCAGGCACTGGCAGTACAGCTTGGCGTAGGCGCGGGTTACCTCTTCCCGCGAACTGATCCGGCCTTTGTGGCCACAAGTCGTGCAGTTGACTCGCATGGTGTCCCTCCCCAGGGTTCAGATGCGCCATCATTATGCCGTCATTTTCCAGTTACATCACCTGCTAAACGTTACCGGATGTAGTTGTTTCGTCGGTGTTTTCCGGTTCTTTCCAGCTAATTCGCCTGTCTTCGCGTAGCGTGTCGTTCACCTGGTTGAACATCTGGCAGATGGGTCGGATCTCGTTGTTGGTGTAGACCCGGTCGATCTTCTCGATGTCACCAAAACCGCCACTGTTCTCCGGGATGATGCCGGCCAACGCGGGGTTCATGCGCCACGCCGCGATGATGTCGTTGCGGGTGATGTTCTTGACCTTCTCCAGATCGTCCTTCGACTGGAAGTCTCCGACCGGGATGATCTGAATGGCCTTCTCGGCGCCGCCCGGGATGTTCACGAACATGCTGCGGAAGTTACCCACACCCTTGCTGCCGGAGATCTGCGCCTGCAATTCCTCCTCGTCCTTCTCACTCATGTTCGGGTCGTTTGAGTAGAAGATGTAACCGACGTGGGCGCCGTTGTTGTAGTAGCGCCGGCGGAACAGGGTGGCGGCCTCGTTGAGCAGCAGCGCCTGCAGGCCGCCTAGGTAGTCTGGAACGCCGTAGATGTTCTGCTGCACGTCGTAGTTGAAGATGTGCTCGACCTCGTCCTGGTCAAACTCCAGCCGGCCGCCGTCGGGCATGAGCATCACGTATCCGCCATCGACCTTTACCCGCATGTTGATCGCGGGCAGGTGCTCGAGCTCCAGGACCTGGCCGAAGACGCTACTTTTGCGCAACAGGTATGTCTCGCCGAACACCATGAAATCCATTGCCGACCGGTTCATTGCCTGCAGGCTGAAACCACGCGACGGGATGAACTCACGCAGCAGCAGGTTGCGCTTGAATGGCGGGATAGCGCCGTGGTGCGCGTTGGCCTGCAGCAGCCTGGCCAGGCCGACCCGCGAGGCAGGTGGTGTGTAAATGGTGCCGTCGTCGCTGGGAAACACCCCGAGGTAGTTGGCGATGTTGTTGGTCAGTACGGCTTCGGGCGCGCCGAACGTGAAGGCTCGCACGGGCTGTCTGGGCTGCTGCTGGGCTACGTGAGGTTGTGCCATGGGTACCTGATCCGCTGGTGACGTAGCGGCTGCGCCGCTGCCGGTTGGTGTTGAGGGGTTCGTTGTGCAGGGCGTGCATGATTGCCCACGCTATGTCGGCATGGCCGGTAGCTTCTGTACGCGAGGCGCTGTACGTCACCTGACCGCTGGCGGTGGTGCCGCGCTTGATGGTCAAGAAGGCCTGGGCGATATCGCTGCTGCCGGCATCCCACTCGATACGGGCGTGCTGGATGGTGTCCTGGGCCTTGAGCACCAGGGCGTTTTTGGTCTCGAGGCTGTAGTGGATCGGCTGAGCCCGCGGGTAGAAGTCGCGCACCAGGTCGAACACCCCGTAGCCGATGCCGGTTGTGTCGATGCCGATGTGCTGGACGTTGAACCGCTCGGTGAGCTTCTTGACCTCGCTGGCCTGGTACTTGAACGACTGGCCCCGCCAGCTGTGTTTCTCCAGGATCCTAAACTTGGCGCCGTGCTCGAGCGGCGGGGCGATGACCACGCATGTTGCATCGTCACGGGTGCGGCTGGGGTCGTAGCCAATCCAGACCGGGCTGTTTCCGAAGGGCCGCTTGTCGTCGGGGTCGTAATCTGTCCAGAGGGACAGATCGCTGTAGCAGCGCTCCAGGTCGGCCAAGTGGAATGCGCCCTGCGAGCTGTCGATGAATTTGCACATGAACAGCTGCTCGAACGCATCGTCGTCGTACTCCAGCTGCAGCTGCTCGAGGTCGAACAGGTCGCACCCGCTGTTGATCGCATCCAGGATCGTGATCGTTTTGCGCCATTGGCCGTCAGGGCATAGCGCGCCGGCGCTGTATGCCGTAACCGCTGGCCATTCCGCCACTGCAGGCGTGCCGCGTTTCTTCTTGCGGTTGCGGAAGGATTCGCCTGTCCAGAAGGGGTAGGCCTGGTGCGTAACGGCGCTGGGTGTCGAGAAATAGGTTTTGCGCCATTTCTTGTGGGTGGCCATGGCCGACGCCACTTTGTTTAGCTTCTCGAAATCCTTGATCCAGAAGTATTCGTCAACGTAGACATGCCCATGGTGGCCCTGAGCGGTGCTGCTGTTGGTGCTGAGGAAGCGCAGCTCGGCCCACGGCTTGCCGTCTTTGCTGAGCACGATCGGGTTCCCCGTGAGCTCGAGGCCGAACCATTCCTGGGCGAACGAAATGATGTAGCTGCGGAAGATCTCGGACTGGGCCCGGCTGGCCGACAAGAATACCTGGTTGTCGCCGGTGAGCACGGCATCCATGAAGGCTTCGCCGGCGAAGCCTTCATG